CGACACGTCGGTTGACGGCGTGCGCTGGACGAACCGCGCGAGCAAGGCGACACCGTTCGCGATCACGGCCCTGAAGGTCACCCTTTGGTGCGGGTACTACGGCACGGAGACGACGCCCGGCCCGTTCGTCGTCGAGGCCGTCAACCCGACGAGCCGCACCGCTCGCCCTCGTGCCCTCGACGTCGGCGCGGAGTGGAACGGTGACCTCCTGTCCTCGTGGGCGAATCAGTCCGCGTACGCCGGGACGACACCGGACGCCTTCGGCGACCGCTGTACCCAGGTCACGGTCGACGGCCGGAACGCGCTCGCGATGAAGTGCAAGAACACCGACGTCTTCCCGCTCACCCCGAACACGTCGCCCCGCGCGCAGCTCGTCTCCTCACTGGCGATGATCGACCCCGGCGAGGTGTACCGCGTCCAGGTCGAAATGAAGGTGCCGACCGGCGCCTTCTCGGCGTTCTCCGGGAGCGGCAACTGGCTTCAGTTCGTCCAGTGGGCGTACGGCCGCCCGTTCGCCGGAAGCCCGGCCCTGCGGATCATCACCCGCGACGGCGCGAACATCGGCGTCCAGGAACAGGACGCGACGATGCGCTGGTCGACCGCGATCCCGTGGGACACCTGGATGACGTTCGTCATGACCTACAAGCTGCACCCCGGCGAGCACGGGTGGTACGAGCTGAAGTACGGCACCGCTGGCGTGAACGGCCCGCTGTCGATCATCGTCCCGCGTCGCAAGTGGACGACTCAGTACGCGAGCCACAACGCGGGCACGAATCAGCTCTACATCAACACCTACATGAGCGCGACGACGCCGCTCTCGACGGTCGGCCCCGTCTACTTCGCGAACTGCCGCGTCAAGCGGCTTCAGGAGAAGCGGGCCGCCGTCCTCGCCTAAGTACGGAAGGCGGCGGCCACGAGTGCCGCCGCCCCCCTTCTGAGAGCGCAACCCCGGACCCCTCCGGGGAAGCGCCCTGGAGGGTACCGCGTCTAAACGGGGAGGCCCGATGCGAGCACCGCGAACCTGTGCCTTCGATGGGTGCCCCGAGGTCGCGGCCGATCGCGGCTACTGCCCGGCGCACCGGCGGACGTCGCCTCGGTCCCCTAGCTCGACCGTCACGGGGACGAACCGCTGGCGGTCCCTGAAGCGTCGCCTCCTGAAGCCTGGGGACGCCTGCCACTACTGCGGTAGGGAGGCGGTCACGCTCGACCATGTCCTCCCGGTGTCCCAGAGGCCCGACCTCGCGTACGAGCCGACGAACCTCGTCCCCTCGTGCGAGCCCTGCAATCTCCGGAAGGGAGGCCGCCTTGCGTGAGTGTCCGCTCTGCCTCCACGCCCTCGACGGGGACGGCTGCACGGTCTGTGACCTCAGCTTTGTTCCGGCTACCCCGAGGGCCGTGGCCGCCGCGATCTTCGCCTGTCCCCGGTGCATCGACGTCCCCGACGACGAGCCCGGCCCCTGCGAGGGGTGCCCGAATGCGTGACTTCACTCCCGAGGGCGTCGACACGCCGGACGTCTTCGACGAGCCGCTGGGCGGCTTCAAGCTCTGGCGCTGCGACGGCCCTACTGGCGAGGGGTGCGGTCAGCTCCTCTTCTGGGCGCCGGACGGTTGCCCCTCGTGCGGCCAGGACACGCCGACCGAGGTCGGGGGTGTCGGCGACGCTCAGCCCGACCCGTGCCCCGACTGCCACGGGACGGGCGTCGGCGAGCTGGCCGAGTGGCATGGGGTCCCGATGGTCATGGTCTGCGACACCTGCGCCGGGACCGGCATCCACACCGATGACGAGGAGGACTAGGGCATGGACGCGAATCCGTTCCCCGAGGGCACCTTCGCCCACGAGCTGCGCGAGCTGAAGCTGAACCTCCGTGCCCTGGGGTGGGAGGTCATGCTCGCCCTGCATGAGGGGACGGCCTTCACGCTGGCCGCCCTCATGGAGCTGGCGCTCGTGATCGTCCTCGCCGTGGCCCCGCCGTGCTGATCCGCCACTACCGGGGGAAGCGCCAGCGCGGCTACTCCTACGCCCTGTACCACCCCTCCACGGGGGTCGTCTGGATACGGGGGTGGACGCTACCGCGCGAGCCCATCACGACGACCGATCCGTTCTAGGCATGGCGCACGGTGCTTACTCCCACGGTGCTCTACCTGGGGCACGGCCGAACGGCCTCACGATCACGGTGCACCCCACTGTCCAGAACTACGGACACACGAGCGCTCCCTGTCCCCGCTGTGAGAGGGGAAGACGAGGAGGGCTCCTCTGCCCGACGTGCGGAGGACACGGGGCCATCGTCGTTCCACTGCCCGCGCGCCTCGCGCTGAGCTGACCCCACCCCAGGGGGGCAACCCCCTTCGAGGGGGAGCGACGCCGCGCAGGGGGGCGGATTTTCCCCTGTACGGGTTGGAGGGGTCCCCTAGGGCGATCCCCCGGCCCCGTCGCGAGGAGGCCCGGAGCGGCCCCTGGCGGCCCCGTAGCGGCCCTCCGGGGGCCTGACACGCCCCGTCCCCTTCCTGTCCTGCCCGCGCCGCGAGCCGGGCTCTAACGAGCTGGCCCGGTCCAGCCGTCTTCCGCCCGCCGAGGAGGTGAGCGCCATGCCCGGCCCCACGCCGAAGGACCCGACGCTCCGCGCCCGGCGGAACAAGACGGCGACCGCCGCGAGGCTGTCGCTCGTGCCGCCCGTCGAGGGCGAGGAGCCCGAGGTCGAGGCGATGCGCGCGTCCCTCCCGCCCCGCCGCGTCGAGGAGAAGCGCGACGATGGCTCGGTCGTCGTCGTCGAGGCCGAGTGGCACGAGCGCGCCGTCGCGCTGTGGGAGGAGCTGTGGACCTCGCCGATGCGCGGCGAGTATCTGGACGCCGACGTCGAGGGCCTGTACGTCCTCGTCGCGATGACGGACGCCTTCTGGCGCCGTCTGGAGTCCGGCCAGGTGTCCGGCGCAAACGAGCTGGGGAAGGAGCTGCGGCTCCAGCGTCAGCAGTACGGCCTTGACCCGATCGCGCGCCGTCGCCTCCAGTGGGAGGTCGATCGCGGCGACGAGGCCGAGGAGCGCCGCCGGAAGCGGAACCGCCCGCGCCCCGCCGAGGGCGACAGCGCCGCGAAGCCCGACCCGCGCGCCCTCCTCGGCGCCGACGACTAGCCGCGCTCGATCCGCGCGATGCGCTCGGCGACGTAGTCGTCCCGGCCGAGGCCCCTCGACTCCAGGCGCCGCAGGAGCGGCCCGTTCCAAATGATCGTCTCGACCACGGCCCCATCGACGATCAGGTCCGTGAGGCGCCGGATGACCGGCACCTGACCGGCGCGTGTGGAGCCGTTGCTCGTGGTGCGGTCGACGACGGAGACGACGGGGCGGGAAGCGGTCATGCCGCTGAGTATACACCGTTCACGGTAGGCCGCAACCCCGGGAGGTCGCATGGCCGTTCTCATGGTCCCCCGGCTCGACCCGCCGGGAGAGGAGTTCCCGACGCTCGGCCCCCAGGTCGTCGACTTCATGGAGGACTTCCTCGTCTTCGGTCCCGGCGACGTCAGGGGCCAGCCGTACCGCCTCGACGACGAGAAGCGCGCGGTCATCTACCGCCTCTACGAGGTCTACCCCCAGGACCACCCGCGCGCCGGGCGCCGCCGCTTCAAGCGCGGCGGCCTGAGCGTCCGGAAGGGCTGGGCGAAGACCGAGCTAGGCGCCGCCATCGCGGCGTGCGAGCTGCACCCCGACGCGCCGGTCCGGTGCGACGGATTCGACGCCTACGGCGAGCCCGTCGGCGTCGGCGTGAGCGACCCGTATATCCCGATGGTCGCCTTCACGGAGGAGCAGTCCGAGGAGCTGGCGTACGGCGCCCTCCTCGTCATGCTGGGGGAGGGGCCGCTGGCCGACGACTTCGACCTCGGCGTGGAGCGCGTGCTCGTGAAGGGCGCGAACGGCAAGGCCGCCGGGAAGGCCGTCGCGCTGGCCGCCGCGCCTAACTCGCGCGACGGCGCCCGGACGACCTTCCAGCTCTTCGACGAGACGCATCGCCAGGATTCCGACCGGCTCCGCCACGCGCATCAGACGATGCTCCAGAACCTCCCGAAGCGAAAGGCGGCCGACGCCTGGAGCCTGGAGGTCACGACGAGCTACGAGCCCGGTAAGGACTCGATCGCCGAGCGCACGCACAACTACGCGAAGCTGATCGAGAAGGGCGAGGTCGAGGAGCCGTCGCTCTTCTTCTACCACCGGTACGCGAGCGACCGGCACGACCTCGACACCCGCGAGGGCCGCGTGGCGGCCGTCCTGGAGGCGTCCGGCCCCGCCGCCGCCCATACCGACGTCGACTACGTCGTGGGCCTCTCGTACGACCCGGACAACGACCTGGCGTATTGGGAGCGGGTGTGGCTGAACCGCGAGGTCGCCTCCTCCAGTCAGGTCTACTCAGTGACCCGCTTCGACGAGCTGGCCGAGGTGGGCTGGAAACCCTCGCCCGGCGCCCCGATCACGCTCGGCTTCGACGGCTCGCGGTCACGCGACTGGACGGGCCTCGTCGGGACTTGCGTCGCGACGGGTCGTCAGTTCGTCGTCGGCGCCTGGGGCGTCCCGCGCCAGAAGGACGGGAAGCCGGTCCCGGGCTACGAGATTCCCGGCGACGAGGTCGACGAGGTAGTGGCAGGCGCGTTTAGACGCTGGGACGTCCTGCGGATGAAGGCGGACCCGTATTGGTGGGAGAGCTACGTCTCGGCGTGGGTCGGCCGCCACGGCACGGTCCGCATCGGCAAGGCCCGCCAGCGTCGCCGCCACCCGCGCGTCTTCGCGTTCCATACGAACGTCGTCCGGCCGATGGCGCTCGCCGTCCGCGCGCATGTCAATGCCATTGTGTCGGGCGAGTGCAAGAACGACGGTGACAAGCGCCTCCGGGCGCACATCGCGAACGCCCGCCGCGAAGACCTGAGCCTCCTCGACGAGGACGGCCGCCCCATGTTCCGGATGCGGAAGGACCGCCCGGACTCGCCGAACGCGATCGACCTCGCGATGGCGGCGTGCCTGTCCTGGGACGCCTACCGCGACGTGATCGGCCTCGGCGCCGAGGCGTCGGGCAGCTCGCGCACCTTGCACGTCTACTGATCCGAAGGGAGGGCCGCTCGTGCCCGACATGATGGCCGTGCTCGACGCGGCTAACGAGCCCGTGGGCTCCCCGAAGTGGTGGCTCGCGTACCTCAACGCGCGCATGGAGGCCGAGCGTCGCGAGCTGGACCTGTACGACTCGTACTACGAGGGCGACCATCCGCTCTTCTTCGCGACGCCGAAGTTCCGCGAGGCGTTCGGCGACCTCTTCGAGGAGTTCGCGGACAACTGGTGCGAGGTCGTCGTGGACGCAAAGGCCGAGCGCCTGGCCGTCGAGGGCTTCCGCCTGAAGCCCGACGACGACTCCGAGCCCGAGGACTCCGACGAGGCCGCCTGGGACCTCTGGCAGCGCAACGGCCTGGACGCCTACTCCTCGGCCGCGATGCTGGAGGCCGTCAAGCTGAAGCGGTCGGCGATCATCGTCGAGCCCGGCCAGGAGTTCGCCCGGATCACGGTCGAGCACCCGACCCAGGTCTACGTCCATCACGACCCGGGCGACCGGCGCCGCGTCCTCGCGGCGATCAAGAAGTGGCAGGACGACGACGGCACGCTCTACGCGACCGTCTACCGCCCCGAGGGCGCCTACCGCTGGCGGTCGAAGAAGCCCGCGACGTCGATTCTCGGCACGACCTCCGAGTGGGTTCCGCGCGACGATTCGGTGAGTTTCGTCGACTACTTCCGTGTCTTCGGCGGCCTCGTGCCGGTCGTCGGCCTGGAGAACGACCCGAGCCTCCTGCGCGGTGGCCGGTCGGACCTGAAGAAGGTCATCCCGCTACAGAACGCGATCAACAAACTGGCGACGGACCTCGTCGTCGCGTCCGAGTTCACGGCGTTCCGCCAGCGCCTCCTCTCGGGCGTCGAGGTGCCCCGGTACCCCGAGGGCCACCCCCAGGCCGGGGAGCCGATGAACGAGGCTTTTGTGGCCGCCGTCTCGCGCCTCCTCGTGACCGAGGAGCCCGACGCCCGCGCGCAGGAGTGGGGCGCCTCGGACCTCACGTTGTACGTGAAGGCCGTTGAGATGTTCGTCCAGCACGTCGCGGCCCAGACGCGCACCCCGCCGCACTACCTCATGGGGACTGTTGTCAACGCCTCGGGCGACGCCCTGAAGGCGGCGGAGACGGGCCTCGTGTCGAAGGTGCGCGGCACCTCGCGCTACATGGGGCAGAGCTGGGAGTCGGTGATCCGCCTCGGCTTCCTCGCCTCTCCCGGCCAGGAGAAGAAGGCCGGGGCGAAGGCGATCGAGACGCTTTGGCGCAACCCGGAGAACCGCTCCGAGGCCGAGGTGGCCGACGCCGCCCTGAAGCTCAAGGAGCTGGAGGTCCCGGTCGAGGCCCTGTGGGAGCGCATCGGCGCCAGCGCGACCGAGCGCACCCGCTGGGCGGAGCTGCGCCAGAAGGCCCTCGCCGAGGCGATGGCGGCGGCCCTCGCTGGGACCGGCCCCGAGGACCAGGGCCTCCCGAACGAGACGCCACGGGCGGCCTCGACGGGCGTGACCGGCGGCGGGTCCGGTGCCTAGTACGCCCCAGGCGTACCGGCTCACCGACACCTACCGCTCGAACCTCCTCGACCTCCGGGCACGGACGGCGCACCTCGCCGCCTCCGCCTGGATGGCCCTCTCCCTTCGGGACCTCGACGCGAGCTACGGCCGCTGGCGGTCCCTCGTGGGCGCGGCGGTCGAGGGCGTGAAGCGGCAGGGCGTGACCCTGTCGGACGCCTACCTCGCGACGTACGTCGCCGCCGAGCTGGGGACCCACCCTCAGCTCCAGGGGCTCGACCCCTCCCCCTTCGTGGACACGGTCGACGGCCGGTCCCTCGCCGACGCCCTGACGCCGCCGCTCTTCACCGTGAAGCGCGCGCTGGCCGAGGGGCGCCAGGACGCCCTCCGCCTTGGGCTGGTGCGCGCGACGCGCGTCGTCTCCGAGGAGGTGCTGGACGCCCCGCGTCGTGCGCTGGGCGACCTCATGGCGAACGAGGACCGGGTCGACGGCTGGAAGCGCGTCATTGGTGCGAACCCCTGCGGGGCGTGCCTCGCGCAGGCCGACGGCCGCGTCCACGACCCGACCGACGCCTTCCATCGGCACGGTCACTGTCGGTGTGTCCGCGAGCCCGTCGTTCGCGGCGTCCCCGACACCTTCCGGCGGCCCACGGGCCGCGAGTTCTTCGACGGCCTCTCCCCCGAGGATCAGGCCGCGCTCTTCCACGGGCGCGGCGGGGCCGAGAAGGCGGACTTGATCCGCTCTGGGGCCGTGCCCCTGGACGCCCTCGTGCGACGCGAGGCCCAGGTCGTCACGCCCGATCAGTTCACGGAGGCATCGCTCGACGACCTCCGCGCACTTGCCAACCGGCCGGGCGACCCCGGCCCCACCCCCACCTAGGAGGACGGCGCGATGCCGGACACCCTGAAGACGCCCGCGACGGGCGATGACCGCTTTACCTTCGACGGGTCCCACTGGACCGACACGCTCACCGGCCGCCGGTTCCCGCGCCTCGCGGGCGCCGAGGAGCCGCCCGAGGGCGAGAAGAAGCCCGAGGGCGAGAAGAAGCCCGAGGAGAAGGCTCCCGAGCCGAAGCCCGACGAGACGCTGGGCGACGCCGGGAAGCGCGCCCTCGACGCCGAGCGCGCCGCGCGCAAGGCCGCCGAGAAGGCTGCCGCCGATGCCCTCGCGAAGGTGAAGGAGTTCGAGGACGCGCAGCTCTCCGACCAGGAGAAGCTGACGAAGCGCGCCGAGGACGCCGAGAAGACGGCGTCCGACGCGACCTCGCGCCTCGCGCGCATCGAGGCCGCCGCGAAGGCGGGCCTCCCGTTCGACGCGGCCGACCGCCTGAAGGGCTCGACGCCCGAGGAGCTGGAGGCCGACGCCGTCGCGCTGAAGGCCCTCCTCGGCGACGGCACGGGCACCACACCGCCCGGCCCCCTCGACGGCGGCGCGAGGCCGCCCGCCCCGAAGCAGGGCTCCCTCGACGAGCGCATCGCCGAGGCCCAGGCGAAGGGCGACTGGAAGACGTTCGACCGTCTCCAGGCCGTGAAGCTCGCGAAGGCCCACATGGGCCAGGCGTAGCCCCCGGCCCCCTTCTGAGAGACAACCCCTCCAACTAGGAGCAAGACCTACACAATGTCCGGCATCACCGGCCAGGGGACGACCTTCAACCTCCCCAACTACACCGGCCGTCTCTTCACCGTCTCGCC